GGATTTATCAATAAAGTAATTAAAGCAAGAGAGATCGGCGGAGATTTTTTCCAAGGCGCTACGCTCGCACAAGGCCCTGACGGCACAAATCGGTCCAGTCTAAGACTGAAAGTTGATGATGGAACGGATAATGGACTGTTTATCGAAATGCGTGTAATCATAACAAACATTACAATGACAATGGCAGTTGGCGAGGTTTTAGCTGCTGACATTACGTTCCAGTCTCATGGAGCACCACAGTTCGTCAACATCTAATGAGCGTTTATCTTGGCACGTTTGGAAAAGTTGAGCTGAAGCGCAAGTTTGACGCTAGGCTTGTCGGCAAAATCAACGGCAATGACGTAAACACAGCCGAAAAACGATTCAGCTTTGATTTTGACCTAGACCAGTTGATAACAGGAGACAGGATAACAATTAAAGAAATTAATGGCAATGCGTTAGATTTTATTAATAAAAGCGACGGCAGTAGTTACACAGATTCTAGTGTTACCAAATACATAAATGTTGACGAAGCTGGTGGCATAAGACTTTACGGCAGCTTTGCAAATGCAGTGAATGGCGGCACAGCAAATGCTACGCCGTTAAGCACAGGCAGCAATCTCAATGTTGAAGTGACCATTAAAAATAAACGCCGCCTGTTGGCGCAGGTTAGCAGTTATGAAATTAACACTGAGCGCGAAAGCGTAGATACAACTGTGTTGTCAGATAACTTCCGACAACGAGTCAGCTCTTTAATCTCTGGATCGGGTCGTTTCAGTGCGTTTTGGGAATATGCTGGGGATGACAACAGTGAGCTTCCAAATTATTTATTGCAACTGATTCTACGGACAAAAGTTGGCAGTAATTTCGCCGCACGCTTGTATATTAAAGACAGCAACTATAATCCAAGTGGTGTTGCTATAAGAAACAACGATGAGCTCTATTACAAGGTTGAAGGTATAATTACTGCCGCTGCTGTGCAGTTTTCTCCTAGCGATACAGTTCAAATTACGGCAGATTTTATTACTACGGGTCCGGTTGAGCTAAAAGTTGATCTTGAAGTGCCGTTTGCTTTGACGCAAGAAGATGGCAGCAAGCTTCTTGAAGATGATAGCTCTCAGGAGATTGGCATTGTCGGTTCTGGCACAAGCTAGTAACCGCTTGCTAAGCTAGGCCAAGACAATCCTAGCGCAACGTAGCTAAGGAGCTTTAAATCATGGCTGACTTAAAAATATCCGAGCTAGCGGCCCTTGCTGGTGCGGATCTTGCCAGCGGTGACTTGTTGGCTGCGGTTGACAGCAGTGCTAGCGAAACAAAGAAACTAACGATCAGCGATTTGATCGCTAACGGCGTCACGCTAATCAGTGATGACACGATTCCTGGTGCAAAGATCCTGTTTGCTGCTGGCGACATTGCTACAGCAGACATTGCTGACTCAGCAATCACTGCAGTCAAACTGGCGGCCAATGCTGTTACAGCAGCCAAGCTCGCTGATGAGTCAACAGTTGATCTAGTCACGACGCTACCTGCGTCTGGTTCCTTTGCAGGACAGCTTGCTTTAGATACTGACGATAACAAATTATATGCGTGGTCAGGGTCTGCATGGCTTAGTTTAAAAGCTGCAGGTTCAATTAACAGCGTTAGCGGTAGCACAGTCGGTGTTGTTGACATTGTCGCTACGACAACAGGCGATAGTGTTGCGATTTCAGCAAGTGTCAACGATTCATCTGCTGCTAATCAGTTTCTTGCTGGGCCGACCAGTGCTGGTGGTGCGCTTGCTTATCGAACGATTGATGGAAGCGATCTGCCGGTTGCCACGACAAGTGCAAAAGGTGGCGTAGTTGTTAATGCGGAAGGTCTCCGCATGGATTCAAACACGATTGAAATTGACAATGACGTAACTGCTAGTTCAACGCATCATGTCGTTACCTATAACGCCAAAGGTTTAGTTACTGGCGGTCGGGTGTTGGCTGCATCAGACTTACCGGCTGCAACTGCCAGCACAAAAGGTGCCATCATTCCTGGAACTGGATTAGCAGTTGATGCGGCTGGAAACCTTGACCACAGCAATACAGCAACAACAGGTACATTTACCAAGGTTACGATCGATGCACAGGGGCACGTCACCACTGGTGCCACATTAGTTGCAGGTGACGTTCCAGATATTCCGGCGTCGAAAATCACAACAGGAACTATTCCTGCGTCATTGCTTGCTAGTGATTCGGTTACTGCAGCCAAACTTGCCAATCAATCAACTTGCAAATTCGGTGGGGCCGGTGCGACAGATAATGTGGTCGTTTTCCCTGATGGTGATTTCCAAGGACAGCTGTTTTTCGACGAGAAGAATGAAGATTTATTTATTTTTACCGGGGATTCTTTCTTGCCGATCACGGTTATCAGCGGAAACCTCGTCAACGCTGGAACGTATAACGCCAACACTAACAAGGTTGTCACGGTCACGACTGCTGGCTCTGCTGCTGGTTTTACGGCCGATGCGGCTCTACCATCTCCCGCTAGCGGAAATTTAAATTATTACGTGGTCGTGTCTGATTCGGGCACAGGGTCGGGCAACGCCCCAGCCGTGTCTTTGGCACCGCCAGACATGTTGATCTCGCTTGGTGCCGGAACTTCGACATTCCAGTTGATCGATGTGAGTAATGCCATCGCTGGTCAGACTGCGGCAAATATCTCGGTGGTTCCAGCTGGAGATATTAGTTCGACTGATTGCCAGGCTGCGTTGCAAGAGCTTGATTCTGAAAAACTAGCGTTAGCTGGTGGAACGCTGACCGGTAATTTGAATTTAGGTGATGGCGTCGTCATTGTCTTTGAAGGTGCAACTGGTGATGACCATGAAACCACAATTACTGTTGCCGACCCAACCAGTGATCACACAATCACTTTTCCGGATGTAACAGGCAATGTTGTAACGACTGGTGACACGGGAACTGTTACGAGCACGATGATTGCGGATGCAACGATTGCTAACGCAGACATCAGCACGACTGCAGAGATTGCAGTAAGCAAGCTTGCAAACGGTAGTGCCCGTCAACTGCTGCAAACAGCTTCTAACGGCAGTGACGTTGAGTTCACCAGCAATATCGATATCCCTGGAACGCTGGATGTTACTGGTGCGGTGACGCTTGATTCGACGTTGCAGGTAGATGGTGTTGCGACATTCAACGACAACATCGTGATGGAAGGCACGTCTGCTGACGCACATGAGTTGACGCTGACTTGTAACCCGACTTCTGACGTTACCGTCACGTTGCCTGATGCAACGACAACTGTTGCTGGTCTTGCTGTTGCTCAGAGCTTTACGAAGGCGCAGCGTGGTGACGTTGTTTCGTTGACCGATGCGGCAACTATTGCTGTTGACCTGAGCTTGGGCAATAACTTCAGCGTGACGCTTGGGGGCAACAGGACGCTAGGCGCTCCAACAAATACAACAGCTGGTCAGTCTGGTGTAATCGTGGTCACGCAGGACGGTACAGGCTCTAGAACACTTGCGTATAACTCGATCTACAAGTTTGCTGGTGGGACGGCACCGACTTTGACGACGACGGCTAGTGCTGTTGACGTTCTTGCCTACTATGTGGAGAGTGCGACCCGTATTACGGTCACTTCACTGCTGAACGTCTCATGAGTATTCCTGGAAGTGCAAGCCCGCTGTTTTTGACATCAGCGGCTGCGGCAGCGCCAGCAGGTTACCAGATTGATCGCAGCTTGCGGTTTAATGACGACGATGATGCCAATCTAAGTTTTACGCCAAGTTCTTCAGGAAACATGAAGACTTTTACTTGGTCGTTTTGGCTAAAACGCAGCACCCTTGGTAATGATTACCATATGATTTACTCCACCAATGGTGAGCTTGGCATATATTTCCAATTTAATTCATCTAACAACCTTGATTTTGGTGATTATTACGGTGGCAGTTATCAATACAGGTTGGTAACTAATCGAGTCTTTAGAGATGTATCCGCCTGGTATCACATTGTTATTGCTGTAGATACCACTCAAGCCACAGCATCAGATCGTATCAAAATCTATGTCAATGGTGTACAAGAGACATCGTTTAGCACTGCAACGTACCCATCGCAAAACTTTGAAGGGTCTGTTAATCGTGCTTCTATAGTCAACAAAATAGGGGAAATGTCTACTGCAGGTAACTTAGACGGTTACTTGGCGGAATTCCATAGCGTCGACGCTCAACAGCTGTCTTCGATTGACTTCGGGGAATACGACGACAACAATCTTTGGCAGCCGAAGGAATTTACTGGAACCCATAATCCGGCTCAAGTTGGTATCATCTATAGCAGTGGTGTTTCATCTCCTGACGGTACTATTGCTGCGTCTCCAAATGATGCCACAGCACTTTTTAATGGCGATACAACTACTAATTGCCAAACCACAACTAATGGAACAACTGTACGTTGGACTCCTCCTACTACAGTTTCTTGGAGTACGAGTCTAAGAATTAATACAGGTCCATATTCTGGTAGTGTTGTTGTTCGATCTAATGGAACTAACTACACATTAAATAGCAATGGATCTCAAGTTTCAAGTCCTTATTGGTTAACTCATCCAAATTCTTCTGGAACGATTGAGTATATTGACGCTCAAGGTCATATTGGCGCTGGCGTTGGATATATGAAAGCGATTGAAGTTGATGGCACAATTTTAGAAGACGGCACACCCGCTGGTGTCACTGGCTTCTACCTAGATTTCAGCGATAATAGCAGCGCATCTGCACTTGGAACGGATGCAGCCGGAAGCAATGATTGGACGGTTAATAATATCAGTGTTGCATCAGGGTCTGGCAACGACAGCCTGATCGACACGCCGACGAACTACGAGGCAGGTTCTGGCAATAACGGCGGGAACTACGCAACGTTTTCGCCTATAGACTCTCACTCAAGCAATACGTTTGCAAACGGCAATTTAGAGGCAACAAACGCAGGCGTAGCTGTGTTTGCAAACTTAACCATGGGATTTACCTCTGGTAAATGGTACTGCGAGATTGAAGCTGACGGTGGAGGCGCTAGCTCTTGCATGGTTGGTGTTTGTGATTTAAACCAGACTCATGCCAATAGGGCGTACGGAACTACAGGTGGTTTGTATATGTATCAAGGTACTGGCGGATTGTATAGCGGAGGTTTAGGCGGCAGCTTTAGCAATGGAACTTATGGCAGTTCTTATTCAGACGGCGACATCATTGGCATTGGCCTGGATATGGATAACGGAAATGTGCGTTTCTATATCAATGGCTCTGATCAAGGGCAAGCAAATACATCGTCTTTGGCCGGTGCCTTGGTCTCACCTGCCGTCAATAACGACACAAACTCTGCATCATTCAAGCTAAATACAGGTCAACGCCCATTTTCATATACGCCACCAACAGGTCATAAGGCGATGTGCACAACGAATTTACCGGACCCAACGATTGCCGATGGTTCGACGGCGATGGATGTAAAAATTTGGACCGGAACTGGCGTTGCTAGATCAATTACTGGGTATGACTTCAGTCCTGACTTGGTATGGGGCAAGGCTCGATCAGCTTCAAACTCACACTGGCTAATGGATACAGTCCGCGGTGCGGGCAAGCGACTTATTAGTAATAGCGCTGGGGCGGAAGACAGCCCAAGCGGCATTTTAACGTCGTTTAATTCGGATGGATTCTCTTTAGGAACAAACACTGAGGCTAATAATTCAAACGGAACCACTTATGTTGGCTGGGCTTGGGACGGTGGATCGTCAACGGTCAGCAACACAGATGGCAGCATTACGTCTAATGTCCGCGCCAATGCGTCTGCTGGTTTTTCGATAATTGGATTTACGGGCAACGCAACGGTTGGTGCAACAATTGGTCATGGCCTTAACAGTAAGCCTGAATTTTTTAC